GCACTAGAATTAAACTATCTAGTGCGCATGGGGTCTCCCTTTGGTTTCAGAACCTAGCTTTGCTAAATATATATACATTTTAAAGGTTGAGGCTTTCCCAAAAAGCCACCTGTGGGGAAGGATTTCCCCAAAAGCTCCCGTTCAACCACCAAATCCCTTTTGCATTCTGATGTGACTTAGACTTACCTAACCCGTTTGTACTATTTCATGGACGAAGTGGACACTAATATTTTAGTTGTCGTTCCTTCTGGGATGAGGAAAACCATAGACAGAATCGAGAATACCCCGGCGTATAAAGGCGTTGCGGTTCTAGCAAAAATTCTCGTTGAGTCGGCTTGTATTGGTAGTACTTGCTTAATGAAAATATTTTAATTATGATTATTTTTAACCCAAACACCGTTTTTAAAACAAACCCAAACCTATCAAACAACACCGCCTCTAAGGCAAACCCTAAATCCAATATCAACACCTATGTGCCTAAACCATCTGTATATAATAGATATCAATCTATTAAGACAAAATCTAGGTACAAAAAGAAACTTTTCTCACTTATGGAAAAGCGAGATAAGGAGTTCAAGACGCAATTACAATGCGAAACATACAATTTGTTGAGTATTAAATTACGTAGGAAGATTAAGATGATGAGGAATGCAAGACTTCCTAAACGATTTAGATTAGGAGCTATTCATTTTTATAGTGATAATGAATTTGTTTTACAAGCACATAATTATACTGATATTTTCGGTCAATTATCTGCTAAATTAACAGATCCATATGCTCTTGATTTAATGGAGGATTTAAGTATATTGTTATATGATCTTTACAGATCTACAACTTATAGTGACATCCTTATGAGTGGAGTTATATTTTTGAAATTGCGTTTAAAAGGCTCTTTATTAATTGAATCTTCTAAGCTCAAATTCGAGCAATATCTTCGTAAATTGAATGAAGATATACAAACACTTCCAGAACAATGTCAAAAAGTTAATGATAAACTTGATGATGTGGTGGGTCAGGCTATGGATGGCTTAGAAATTAAATTAGGCCAGTCTGCCAACTTTATGGAAAGTGTGTATGCTAAAGTGACAGGAGGAAATGTAGATCTGCAGAATGAGTTATTTTGTGATGAAACAGATCCTTCTCTAACTTCTATGAGATCCATGTTGGACAATTGGCCTAAACTCAAAGATAGTCTACTTTTTCGGAAAATGAGAAGAGTTATGGCTTTTGTAATTTCTCTAACTATGTGGGAGGATAAAAAAGATACTAGCAAATTATTGTTAAAAGTGGAGAATGAAGAATATACGTCTAAAGCGTATTTTTCAGCAGAATTTGCTTATTCAATGGCTGATTTCTTACTCTTCATATTAGAAAGAGGTTTCCAATGTTGTCAAACAGG